CATCACAATACCAACATCGAACAAGTGACTCGTGTTGTTGTTGGCAATACCTATGACACGATCATTGATTACAAGACTCTCTGAATCAACGGTGAATGAATTTCCAGCAACCACGATATTGCCTAAAACTTCTAGGTTAGATGTTATTGTTGTCACATCAGTTGAATGTGTAATGTGAGAATCGGCTAAATATTGATTCGCATCTACATATGGAATTTTATTTTGAGTTAATCCTCCGATCGAAATATTATCTCCGACATTTACATTCCCTGTCGTAGCAATACTTGTCATCGAAAAGGCACCGGTGAGATTACTGCCATCACCATAAAATGTATCCGCATATACATTACCCACAACACCTAAACCTCCGGCAATTTTAACCGCACCTGTGGTTGTGGATGTAGAAGATGTGGTATCAGTTACGTTTACTGACTCTGCATTAAGAAGCCCATGGACATGTGTTTGACCCGTCAGAATATGATCATCCGGATTGGGTATGACATATATCCTTCGCCAATATGTCTGACTCGGCTTCGCACCACTATAACCAACGTATGGCTTAGTATATAAAGAAAACACACCGGGTCCTGGATGAGTTCCGGCACCTCTTCCTTGAAAAGTTGATGCACCCCGCGGAACCGTCCATCGAAATTGTGCCCCGGGATACCCTTGTGCACCGACAGTTTTAACACCGAATTCATAAGGAATTGACATATTTCCATATCCATCGTCACCCGTTATTCCAAAATAACCTATGTGAGGACCTGACGCCTGAGGTCGGATAGATATATGTGATATATCAAATATATATGTAAATCCTTCTACAAAAGTAAAATTAAAATATTCACCCCCCGAGGAGTTAATATTACCGGGATATGACGATACTAACCAGTTAAGGCCGTAATACTGAATAGCTATAGGATTTTGAGCAGTATGTGCTGTTGGACTACTGAAACTAGAATTATTGTCATAAACCACGGATATAGATTGAGTCGTCATTTCACCGGCATTTAAATTTTCCATAAAAGCTTCTCCTTCTGTGGTTGTGTCACTTTTAGCTAAAAATGGACTAGTAAATTTACCATACGAGTCACCCGCGACAATAACATTCGATGCGTAGACATTTCCAGAAACTCCTAGACCACCAGTAATTTTAGCTGCACCAGTGGTTACAGATGTAGACGCAGTTGTATCCGTAACAGTAATACTATCAATTTCAGCATCTTCAAAGTTTACGTGTGTTGCGTGAACATTGCCTTGGACTCCTACTCCTCCTACAACGGTTAAAGCACCGGTTGTTTTGGAAGTTGTTGATGCGTCTCCGGATACTATAACATTTTTAGTTACAGTTAAGTTATTAGAAACATAAGCATTTTCTGTGACTGTTAGATCAGTCTTAGCAAAAATCTCTCCTTCGGTTGTCAGGTTATTGGATACGTAAACATTTTCAGTGACTGTCAAGTCTGTTTTTGCAAATATTTCTCCTTCAGTTGTCAGATTATTGGATACGTATACGTTTTCAGTAACTGTCAAATCCGTTTTAGCGAAAATCTCTCCTTCGGTTGTCAGATTATTGGTTACTGTTAAGTTATTAGAAACGTAGGCATTTTCGGTGACTGTCAAGTCTGTTTTTGCAAATATTTCTCCTTCGGTTGTCAAATTCTTGGTTACTGTCAGATTATTAGAAACATATACATTTTCAGTGACTCTTAAATTGGTTTTTGCAAGGATTTCCCCTTCAGTTATGATATTTTTAGTTACAGTTAAGTTATTAGATACGTAAACATTTTTAGTCACTGTTAAGTTATTAGATACGTAAGCATTTTCGGTAACCGTTAAATCGGTCTTGGCAAAAATTTCACCTTCAGTTATAACATCCTTTGTGATCGTCAGATTATTGGATACGTAAGCATTTTCAGTAACTATGACATCGCGTGTGACGTTCAGATTATTAGAAATAAGAGCATTACTTGTTACATTTAGATCACCCGTAATAAGGGCTTCACCTTCTACATGGAAATCGGTTATAGGTAAAGTAGTATTAACACCTACACGTGAAGTTGTAGTATCGACATACAATCCATCAGTACCAACAGCTAGATTTGAAGCTATCTTAGCATCACCTATAACATCGAGGGTAGATTGTGGAAACAACGTGTTGATACCGATACGGTCACTTACCGCATCAACATGTAATAGGTTTGTGTCGACAGATAAGCTTGAGTTTGTATGAAGACGACCATGGACACGAACGTCTATAAGTTCTCCGGATGGGACAATAGTAGTACTGCTTGCACTACTATCTGTGTGTGCGATAGCAAATTCATCAACAGAGTCACGATACCCCATAGCGACATTTGAACCTGGACGGTTCATGATAAAACCCACGTCTGATGTGGTATTACCTTTTCCAATCTCTACAATAGCATCCTTAATGGTTGTGTTTTCAGTGTCGATTGTTGTCAGTGTACCCCTAACAGCCAGGTTTCCTCCTACCAAGAGATTATCTTGTATATATGAATCACCCCGAATGGTAACAACATTGGCTCCAGTTTCATCTACAGAAAATTTAGATCCAACATCTAGCGTGTGAATAGGTTCTAAATTTGAAATACCTATATTACCTGTTGTAACTAACGCGTTATCTGCTTCATACACGACTGTTGATGTAATTACATTGCCTAAATTTGCATAGAAATCAATTTCACGACCTTGTACAGCTTGAGCGTTAATATTGGAATCAACGACTTCTCCAGTTCTATGATCAACACCCATCAAAGTGACGATTACACCTTCATCTACTCGAATGGGACTCATGAAAAGACCTGCATGATCAGCATTAATTGGAGTATCAGAAGCGTTGATCACAATCGTATTTTCGGCCTGGTCGTCGTTATGCCAACGACCAAATCTCACCTTGGTGCCGCGATCAATAGTGCTTAAGTTCTTCACCATTTAATATAGCTTAGTATTTTAATTGGCATAGAGCAAACCGGCAACCCCATTGGAAATCTTAAGGATATTGTAGTTTACCGCATATACTGGATCAGTTATAGGCATTGTTTCACTGAATATTTTCGCATCATCTAATCTACTGAAATTTAAAGTTCCTGTGGGTTGCATAAGGCTTGTTGTGAGACAGAAACAGAACAGGAAAAAGTCTGGAGACGTAACGAAATTAGTATGGTAATAATTCATGACTTCTATAAAGTGTGGACGAGCCCATTTATACCCGTCAATGTCTACACCATTTATTGTTACTTTTACTTTGTTGTTGTACGAAGTTAACGCACTGTAACTAGATGTGTTACTTGATGCAATATATTTGACTGGGTGATTAAAGTGAAGCTCTTGTATAGTTTCGTTGCTTGGAATATTCTTTTGGACTTGGAAGATCAACATTTCTAAATCTCGACTAGCGAAAGTTCCACGCTCCTCATTGTCTAAATAGTAGTAGTTACTGTATGCGGACCACTTATAGTTGCCAGCATCTGGCCCCCAATGAATGCGTACTTCCACGTTGTGATAGTTCAAGGCTACAAGTGGTATAGCCATTTGTGGAGACTCACAATAAAAGAAACGTAATGGATAAAAATATGAACGAGCACTTATACCTGGGTGAGTACCGTTAGAGCTTTTACTGACATTGTTAGCAAATGTGTCAATAGCAATTTTTTCTGTAAACACTGAATCTATAGTGTCAATAACCTGGCCCCCGATTATTAATTCGCAATAATCAATGAGACGTGTCCAATCTGGGTGATCCAGAGATGCGTTGTTATCATCGATAGTGAAATATGTATAACCAAGAAGGTCACCTGTTTTTTCGAAACGGATAGTTGACATGGAACCACCATTCACAGCCCCCTGTATCATTTGTTTTTCGACGGTCTGTGAAAAGTTTGAATGTCTTTTAAACGTCGAACTGAAAAACGAAATTTCAGGCTTCCCCATAATATGTTCATCTTGAGAACCAATAGCGATGAGTTTCACTATACCGGATGACATAGTTACAATAAGGAAAGGTTTATTTTAAGTTCGACTTTTTGCATACAAAACGAAGTACGAGAAAGTTATTACCTGCGGAAGAAGGATTCTTAATTGTGTTGCCATCCTCGTCACGAATACGAACTGTGAGACGATCGAGTTTGGCAATGGGATCTAAAAATTGCTGGGCAACTATGTAGTTGTCCTTGAAGGATACGACCTGATCTCCAGAAGTTGCCGATGTTTCACTTATGAGACTAGCAAAAGAGTTTCGTAAAACAGACAACCCTGGCTGAGAAGAAGTAGAAAGAGGGGGGTCTTTCGTTGCTCTATCGGCAAAATTACTGTCGAGTTCATCTATCGAGATGTAACAGTGTTCTGTGCTGTGAATCGTTTTGATACGTGCACCTAGAAGACGAGCTTGTACAACATTCCTGAGAGGTGTGTTGAGATACGCTGTAAAAGTGTTTGCACTCGATTGACCAATGGTATCAACAGTAATAGTGTGGTACTCGTAATCAAAATCGGGAACATCTAATCTAACAGCAGCAACTGTTGTCATTTACAGTATGTTTAGATTAAAGATCCACCAATTCCATCTACGATCGCATAACTCGCCTGGTCCCTCACAAGTTGCTCCGACTTGCAGAGACCACCGGGAGTGAGGGCCTTGGTGTATGTGCTACCCTCGGCGGTGTGACCTGGAGTACACTCGAGCTTATGTTCAAGATCATGAAGCGAATCCTCATTGATGGGTTCGATTTCAATGGGCCTGGGTTGGTAGCAGCTTAACACGGTTCGACGAATGAGAAAGCCGATGGCAACTACACTGAGGATTACCAAAAGGGTATTACGGTTAAATTTCATTTAATATTAAGTAACATTTTTTATGAAAGTGCGTTAAAGATAGTACTTTAGTTTCATTATAAAGAGTAGATGGACGAAGAGATTATCCTAGATCGGGGGGATACCGAAATCCTTAAATTGGATGAAAATGAACAGGCTCTGATGGATGAAATTCAAATTGCCCCGCCTTCGCGGCCCAAGCCCAGGCCCAGGCCTATGGTTTCATCCAGGCCTCCTCCGGTAAACAGACAGGAAGAGATCGACGCGTTCGCTAATCCCACAAAACAATCAGCCCCACCTAAACCTCCTGCTGAAGAAATAGACTATGGTGATTATGGTGACTTCCAGGATGATGACGTCGATATGGGAATGGGTGGGGGTGGTGGATACACTGAAGAACAACCATCTAAGGGATATACCTCTATTGACGAAGAGAAAGCCGATTTATTAAACAAACTTGCACGTCTTGAGAAGAAGGGTGTAAACACAAATAAGCGTCTCAATATGTATTCAAGTGTTGATGAGATTCGAACAGAAGTTAAGCGTATCACGTATGGTATAGAAGTTGATCAGAGTATTCGTTTCTCAAGGCGTATGCTTGTTGCTTGTGTCACTGGTCTCGAATTTCTTAACAAACGCTACAACCCTTTCGAGATTCAGCTTGAAGGTTGGTCTGAAAGTGTGATGGAGTCAGTTGAAGATTATGACGGAGTTTTCGAAGAGTTATATGTCAAGTATAGGAACAAGGTGAACGTGGCACCAGAGGTGAAGTTGATCATGATGCTTGGTGGTTCGGCAATGATGTTTCATCTTACCAATTCCATGTTCAAGGCAGCTATACCCAATGTTAATGATGTACTGAAGCAGAACCCCGATCTAGTCAAGAATATGATGTCAGCGGTGCAGAATACAGCTGCCCAGTCTCAGGCACAGACTACACCGGATAACCCAGATGGACCCTATGAGATGAAGGGA